CGAGTGCATTGTCTTTTTGGTGCTTTTACTCCGGCTAAATCCCAAACTTGTGCAAGCTCAAATTCAACAAAATCCCTATTTTCTGAAGATTTTCTATCAATCTGATATACCTCTCTATCAAATTCCGCAGAAGGATCAGCAGTTGAGTTTGTATTACCAGAAAAATTTACAGCGTCTAAAAACTTTGCCATTGTTTGTATGCGTGTAACTGTTGAACCTGTAAGATCATTCCCTGCCGTAGTTTGATTTACTGTTAATAATATTGCAGATAAAGTTCCTAAAGCATTACTAATTTTTATTTTTGGTCTTGGTAATTTACCTCGTTGAAAAGCAAAACCTGTAGCTTCTACAGGAAAACGCAAATAAGAATTACCAGCCCATACTATCTCGCCATTTGCATTAAGATTTGACCCTGCATGAAATCTATAAATTGTTGTAGCACCATGCAATCCATTATCTAGCTGTAATGTAAATAGTTCAATAATTGCAGATGGATTTGTTTTTTGTATTTCGTCAAATATTTTTGTAGTACTCATGGCTCAAACACTTGTGTAAATGTTGCCGTTATAGTTGCTCTATTAGGATACTCCATACTTTTGTTCCAAGTAGGACATATAAATTTCATAGCACTTGGTTCATTAGGTGGAGTGTATGTAAAACTTGCGCCATCTTCAGCGCGAGCATCAAGAAAAGTTTCTATTGTATCGCTGTCAGTTTCTGAGATATTTTTAAAAGTTAAATTAAAAATTTTAGGATTTTGATGCGCTGCTAAACCAAATAAAATTCTATGTTCATAACCATCTTGGAATTTAACAGTATTAATTTTTGGTTTAGATGATTTTCTTACTGGAAAGCTTGGTTCAATGCTTGGAAAAGTTGCCATTATGCGAGTAATCCTCCTGGTCTTTGTTCTTCAACAAGTTGATTTTGAATAGCTGCTGCTAAAGCCTCTCCAAGTTCACGACTACTATCGTCATCGCCAGAAACAGAGCTATTAGAAGCGTCAACATTTACTGTTACATTAGCACCTCCACCGCCTTGAGCAATCACTCCTAACTTACCACCACGACCACGTTTCAGCGGTAAAATTGCCTCCGGGCCAGCTTCTCCCATGATGCCTAAATTAGATCCTCCATAAGCAAACATGGTAGGAGAATTGACGATGCCCCCCTTACGATACTTAACAATACCATTAGCTCCAAAAGCATTACCATCTGCATTAGCTTTAAAGATATTTGCAAATGGTTTTAAAAGTTGTTGTCTAATAAAAATTCTAGCCATATCAGCAATTATTGATCTAGCTAAATCACTAAAATTAAGTTTTCCTGTCATCACAAAATTAACTAATGCATCTTCCATACCTTTAAATGCTTTGGCTACAACTTCACCAGTTTCTTCTGCAAAACTTTTAATAGTCTCGAGATATTTTTGTGCGCCTTGTTGTATTCCTCCTAGTTCTTCATCACCATCTCCACCATCATCACCATCTCCATCAGCACCATCTTGATTATATAAATTACCTCTATATGCAGAAAAAGAAGTATCACCTGTCATTTCTGACATTTTTTCTATCATTTTTCTTCTAATATCTGTAGTTACATCAGCTAAATTTTTATCAAAAACCTTTTCATAATTCAAAAACATATCAAAAGTAAAGCTATTTAATTCGTCAAATGTCTTACCAACGCTCTCTTGATAAAATTGTTTTTTCTTTTCCCTTACACCAAGAAAATCTGGAAGAGGATTAGCATCTAACAAGTTAGAAAGCCTAGTTGCAGCCTCCTGTGTGAAAATTGTCGAACCAATTTCTTTAACAGCTTTATTTTTTGCTTGTGTATTAATTTTTTGTCTTTCATTTTTTGTAAGACTTAACATATCTATTAATTTCCTTTCTTTAGCTATCCCATCTACCATTTTTCTTATTTCTTTAATAATCCTTCCAAATTGTTTAACTATCCCATCAGCAAGTGTTTGAAATTGCATACCAATAGGTCTTAAAATTGCACCTAAATCATCGTTTAGTTCTTCTAAAGATGTTCTTAATCTATCTCCGGCAGCCTCTGGCCCAGCAGCAAGAATTTCTGCATTCTCTCCATATGTTGCAAATAATTTTTTTGCAAATACCATAAAATCGTCAAGAGTTACTTTACCTTGCTCTAATGCTTTATCTAATTCTGCTGGAGTTTTATTCATAGAATCAGCAAACAAAGTAAACGCACCTGGTAGTCTCTCACCGAGTTGCTGCCTCAGCTCTTCGGCTGATACTTTGCCTTTTGAGAATACCTGTGCAGTCGCTCTCATCGCCGATTTCATATCTTCTAGAGATCCACCAGTACCTCTAATACCAGCAGCAATTGCTCTAAATACCTCTTCTGCATCCTCAACAGACTTACCAGCACCAACAACAGATGCAGTTAAAGATGTAAATTGTCTAGTTATAACGCTTTGTGGAATTGCTAATTTTCTAGAAGTCTTTAACAAAAACTCTTGTGATTTATTAAATTGTTGTGTATCTCCTATAACAAGCTTTAATGCTTTACGTTGCAAAGCTAATTGTGCTGAGAACTCTGTTATTGCTGTCAATTGCTGTCTTACCATTCCTACTTGCGCACCAACAGCAGCACCAACAGCAGCACCAGTAGGGCCACCTATAGAAAGACCAATTGCACCACCAACTGCACCCTCTGGGCCTCCGAAAATACCACCAGCAGCAATAGCTCCAGCACCTTTCGCAAGACCTTTTAATCTACCTTTTAATCCACCAGCACCACCACCAGCAGCAGCCATTTTCATTTTTTGATCTAATAATGCTATATCCCTTGTAAGTTCTTTAAATTCTCTTCCAGTAACGTCTGCCATGTTGCGCAAACCTTGCAAAGCAACTTTTTGTGCTTGCATACTATTAATACTATTTCCAGTAGCACTATTAACAGCTAATAATTGCCTCTTAACATTTAATAATTCTTTTCTACTTAAAGCAGAAAAATTTCTTTTTAATAAACCAGTTTCTCGCCCTAATCTTTTAAAAGCTTTTTCAACATTAGAACCACCTTTCGCTTGAAATTGTACACCAACTACTGTTACTGTATCTGCCATGTTATTTACTTTCCTTATTAAATTCTTTCAAGGCAGTAGCTTCCATGATTTGTATCTCTTCTAAGATTTTAGACCTTTCTGTAATATTGTAAAGGTCGAACATACCTCCTTGCATAAGAAGTATCTCATATTTTAATCCTACTAAACCTCCAAAAGAAGTAGTCCATTGTGTCTGCATATTACAAAAGATCATTAAAGCATCCCAGTTATCCTCTAAAACTTCAAAATCATCTTCTTTTTTTTCTTTTTGCGGCAGTTCTAAACCAAATACTTTTGCGTCATCTTGGGTTTGATCGATTTCTTCTTTACCAGAACCTAACCAATAAAGAACTGCCTCTTTTAATTTTTTACTTTTTCATCTATAAGAGATGCAGTATATGAACTAGAAACGGCCTTTAACCAATATGAATCTTCCATCATATCCTTAAGATTTTGGTTAGTAAAAGGAATGTCTTGACCATCTTCTTCTTTCATTTCTTCCCACCCAACAAGCATCATTTTCATCATTTCAAATTCTGTTTTTTCTTCTACTGCTTTTTGATATTCGCTTACTTTTAATCTTTTAAAAACAGCAATAAACTCACTTTCCTCAAAAACACCAGCATCAGTAGCGCTTGGTTCACGAACAACAACAGGCCATTTAAATGTTTTGTTCTTTTTTCTTACAAAAGCCATAAAGTGTAGAAATAAATATACTTCTACACTCTAGCGGCAAAGTCAACATTCGTTAAGTGTAGATAAGCGAGAACTCATCATTACCAGAAGTACTTGGTACTAATGTATATGGAATTTCTAAGCTAGCAATACCATCAATATCTCCATAATTAACATCTCCTATATCTACCTTAGTAGATGTAAATTGAACAATATTTCCAGCAGAATTACCATGTGTAAATTGCAAATTACCTAATGATGTATCTAAAAGAGCAGCAGCAAAAAAGTCTTTTTGTGCAATTGTTGGTGCTTCTAATGTTACTGATCCAGATGCCTGTCTATCTACTAAAAGAACCTGTTTTGTTCCTCCGACTAACTCTTGATAAATTAACTCATTACCAAGATCAAAAGTTACAGATTGTAATGCACCAGCATATGACAGTAACTGGAAACTAGATGTATTTCCGTTTTTAAAGATAAGAGGCTCATCTTGTGCGCCATATGAGACTGTTGGTAAGGCACTATCATCAGGAGCTACATATATGCCCTGCATTGAAAAATTTAGTTGGGGTATCGCGCCCACCTCTGCTGACAATTCAACAGTTCCTCTAGCACCAGTTACCTTATGACGTACACCATCTATGTTGTAGTGAATAGTAACGCTTGAAAAAGAACTTGATACTGGAGCATAAGTAACTCTGGTGTTTGCAACAACTGTTTCTGACAATCCACAAGCTTTAAGTGCATCTCCATATCTTGGAGCAGTACCCGCAGTACCGCTGCCTGCTAACTCAACTGAAAATGTACACTCAACCCTAGTGTTTGCTAGAAGCTGCTCAGAAGAACCTAGATATGGCCTTATAAGTTCTCTACTTACAACATCACTTGATTGTGGTGTTATGGAAAGATCTCTAACGAGAACAGCATCAGCAGATGCCATACCAGGGTCTGTGCCGTAGCTACTTTCGGCCTCGATTAGAATTACTCTTTTTCTTGTCAGCAATGCCATCAGTTTTTACCTCAATTGATGTCTCAGGTGGATTAGTTTGTTGAATAAGTGTAAGCTCTCCTGTCTCTGGATCAAGAAGGAAAGTTCCACCTTCGCCTTGGTGTTCATTATTCATAGTAGTAGGTCAGGGTTGTTAGGGTTCATCTTACACAATAATTATGTAGTCAAACTGTTATATGAAGTTCGATATTCAATATCAAACTCACATCCAATAACCCCTGCTGGCTCATCAGCTTCTAATAATTCAAAAGTAGTAGTTGATGGCCTTACATCTATTGCCAAACCTCCAATAGAAGGATCATTTAAAACTTTAGTATGCAAACTTTCTATTGTAGGATCTGCAACATTATCTGGGGTCGATCCTCTAGCTATAACAGATATTCGTATTTTAAACTCCCAAGTAATTTTATTGTTAAAGCTATTTGTATCTTGTGGTGTATCACTTACTGGCTCAATGATAATTGCTGGGGTTTCTGATCTT